GGATAATATTAAGAATGTTCTAAAAGATAATAATATTAATCCTATTATTAATGAATTAGTTTCAAGAACAAATAAAATTGTAGTTCATTCTTACCAATTTTTGAAATTATATTTTATTTATTTGTTTCATAATAATCAACCTTTTCCAACATTAGATAAAGAATTTATTTGTGATATTTTTAAGGTAATTACTAAAAGAAAATGTAATTCAGGAGGTTATAGAGATGATAATATGCCTGAACAATTAAAGACTTTAACAATATTTTATAAAGAACATTATTCTAAAACTATTATTGATGGTGAAACTCTTTATTATGATAAATTAAGTTATATTTTGGCGTATGAAGCAATTGACATGATTACAAATATTAATAATAATATTCAAGAACATTTTATAGACCATCTTCATAAATATGTTAATATTATATTTGATGTTAAAAAACAGCGTGATGAAATAACGAAAGCAAATAAAGATAAAGAATTAAGAAAGCAATTACATAAAGAATTATATGAAGATATAAACAAAGTTAAGAAAGATTTAGTTTCATTTGATGCTTTAACAAGTAATGAAAAATATCATAAATGGATATTAGAACAAAGAATTAAATTGTTTCCAAATAAAACTAAATTTGAAGAAAATAATATTTATTATGAACTTAAATCAAATACTCAATACTTTTTACATGCTATGTTTTATATTTGCAATGAATTAGAAAAACTTAATATTATAAAAATAGAAAAAGAAGAAAAACAAATAAGATTATTCAATGTTTTACCATTAAGAACCAATATTATTCCTAAAAATATTTGTATTGATACTTGTGCATTAATTAGTAATTTTTTAGGTGATGAAGCAACAAGTGAATATTTAAAAACATACAAAAAAGAAAATAAATATAATGAATTATGGAGTAAATTTTTTGATTTATCAAAAAGAGTATTTAAGAAAGGTAAAAAATATACATTCAGTCATATGATAAGAACTGATGGTATTTCAGTATGTATTTTATTTATTCATGTAGATGTAAATAGTAAGCTATTATCAAAAACACATCAAAATAAAAAATGTTGTCAGGAAGAAAATATTAATTACATTGAAAAAACAGAAATTACAGAAGAATTAAAAAATATGAAGGTAGTTTGTGCCGATCCAGGAATGAGCGATTTATTATATTTTGGTTCTTATAATGATAAAAATAAATTAGAAACATTTAGATATACACAAAATCAAAGAAGATTGGAAACAAGAAATAAAAAATACAATAAAATTATTGATAAGGTTAATAAAGAAACTTTTATAAATGATAAAAGTATTAAAGATTTAGAAACAACATTGTCTAATCTTAATTCAAAAAGTTGTGATTATGAAAAGTTTAAATTATATTGTGTTGAAAAGAATAAAGTCAATAAACTATCATTTACTCATTATGAACAATCATTTTTTAGAAAGTTTAAATTAAATGCATTTACAAATACACAAAAAAGTGAAAGTAAGATGATTAAAAATTTTGAAAATAAATATGGTAAGCCTAATAAAACTATTTTAGTAGTTGGTGATTATGATAAAGGTGATAATAATATGAAAGGAAAAGAACCAACAATATGTAAAAAGTTTAGAAGAATATTTAGAAATGCAGGTTATATAACATATTTAGTAAATGAATTTAGAACATCAAAACTTTGTAATTGTTGTAATGAAAAAATAGAAAAATTTTTAGAAAAACCAAGTAAAAAACCAAAAAGAAAAGGTGAAATAGATTTATGTCATGGTATATTACGATGTCAATCGGTTAAGCATAATTGCGAAATATATCATAACAGAGATAAAAACGCTGTGCAAAATATGTTAAAAATAGTTAAATCTATATTTAACACTGGAAAAAGACCAGAAGTATTTTGTCGTAGTGGTTAAGACTTCATACACATTTCACGATGTGTTATAACCAAATTTTTACATTTTTTTTATTTTTTTCGTCGTTAATTCGGCGTTTTAAATGTGCAAAGGTGTAAAAGATTTTTTTAATCTTGGTGGTAATACATATGGCGATACTTATAAAAATATTGATTTTGCAGATGTTGTAAAATGGTTAGATGTGCAAAAAAATCATCTAAAAAGATTATTAATAGATAATTTTAAAATTATGGATGATTATACTGAAGAAAAAATATTAGTTAAAAATAAGAATAGAGGAGCAAATTATGTTTCAAAAATAATGCTTACACCTGATTGTTTTAAGGAATTATGTATGTTATCTCAAACTGAAAAAGCTAAAGGAGTACGTAAATATTATATAGTAGCAGAAGGTCTATTACAAGATCATTATGAACAAATAATAAATGATTTAAATAAAGAATTAGGATTAGTAAAAGTTAATATGAAAAAACCTATTGATATTTTAGGAGGACATATTTATATATTGAAAGCGATGAACACAACACAAAAAGATATGTATAAATTAGGTAATTCTGATGATATGAAAAAAAGATTGAGAGTTTATAATACAGGAAATGCTAATAATATTGAACCATTATTTGTCATGAAAGTTAATGATATTTTAATGGTGGAAGGTTGTATAAAAAATTTAGCAAGAGAATATCAATATAAAAAAAATAAAGAAGTATATAATATTGATTTTACATTTTTACAAAAATTATGTATAAAATGTAAAAATTTTGTAAAACAATTTGAAAAAGAATTTTTTAATGATAAAAAAAATACAAAATCTAAATTAAAAACAATAAAAAATAATAAAGCTGATACAACTAAGTTTTATATGGTTATTGATAAAAATATATAGTTTTTTAATTATTAAAAATAAAAATAATAATAATATAATAATTCACGATATAAAACATAATATTATTTTCATTTAATGGTCTCATTATGCTCTTTAAAAAATTGACATTTTAATTAATTATTTATTATATTTATATAAAAAAATATACATATAACAATGGATAATCTCGATTTTGTTAAACCTATTAATGGTGATAATGTAAATTATAGAGTAGAACAAAAAGAATTGATTGAAAAAGCAATGAAAATCAGTAATGGTGATAAGTTGATTGCCTTGAATTATATTGTGTCTTGTTTGATTCATGAAGGGTACGATGTTGAATTTAAATTAGTTTTCACTATTCCAGCAGATACAAAAGCAACTATAAATTTGCCTATTATAGAAAGCAATCCACCAGATGAACTTGGATATTATGTTTCTTGGAATAATCATTTGACACACAATAAGAAATCATATACATTTGAACCAATTAATGAGATAAAAGAGTATAATGTCAGGTTTTTTGGTTTAGGTATAGTTTGTTTTGGCTCACCAAAAGTGGAAGAAAACGAAGAAGAAGAAGAAGAAGAAAAAGAAGTAATATTTAATCTTGAAACAAGTTATTATAGAGAATGTTTAACACAAGTTGTTTCTTTCGGCGTTCTAGGACATCTATTTACAAGTCTTAGAGATGCTTTTGCAATGTGTAATAACAATTTTACTGTTCCAAAATACCTGCCAAGTACTGTATTAGATTTGTCATACATGTTTTTTGTATGTGGAAATTTTAATCAACCATTAACTGATTGGAATGTAAGTAATGTATTAGATATGAAACATATGTTTGACAAATGTTGGGAATTTAATCAACCTCTCTCCTGGAATACATCTAAAGTTAAAAATATGTTTGCAATGTTCAATGGATGTGCTGATTTGAATCAAGTTTTACAATTTGATACATCAAATGTAATAAACATGGGTTCTATGTTTAGGAGATGCATTAGTTTTAATCAACCTTTGAATGATTGGTCTGTGTCTAATGTAACAAATATGGCATATATGTTTTGGAATTGCACTGATTTTAATCAACCTTTGAATGATTGGTATGTGTCTAATGTTACAAATATGGAAAGTATGTTTTGGTGTTGCACAAATTTTAATCAACCTTTGAATGCATGGAATACATCAAATGTGACGATAATGAGTGAGATGTTTTGGGATTGCATTAATTTTAACCAATGTCTGACTACCTGGAATGTAGATAATGTTATTGGTAGTTATTATGTTTTTGTTGGTTGTAATATATCAGAAAAAAACGAACCTATTTTTAAACAAGACGATAATGAGTGAGATGTTTTGGGATTGTATTAATTTTAACCAACCTCTGACTACATAGAATATAGATAATGTTATTGGTAGTTATTATGTGTTTTTTGGTTGTAATATATCAAAAAAAACAAACCTATTTTTAAACAATAATTATTTATAAAAAAAATAATAACAATATAATAATTCACGATATGATTTTAGAGCATTATTTCATTAAATATAATGGTCTCATAATGCTCATTCCATATCGTGGTTCCATTATATAATTTCATTTATTAAAATTTGTTAGAACAAAATATGAATAAAATTAATTGGTTGTATTTATCTTTTAATCCAAATGCTATCCATTTGTTAGAACAAAATATAGATAAAATTGATTGGTGGTATCACAAAATTCATATGAATAAAAATTGAAAAACAAATATTTAGTATTATTATTTTATTTATTATATTCAATAAATAAAATGAATATTATATTCGTTGTTATAAGATTGATTGCTTCATATTTAGTAAAACCAATAATAAAATTTTTAGAATTGATAGCACCTCCAAATAAAATTGATTGGAAAAAGAAAATATTATCACAAAATCCAAATATACATCCTACTTTAGTTGGAACTGATGAACATTATTCATCAGTTATACGACCAACTTTAGTTGGGACTGAAACATCTAGACAAAGTCTAAATGTTTTACCATTAGATGTTATAAGATTGATTGCTTCTTATGTAGTAGAACCAAAAATGAAATTATTGGATTGGGTATTATTGAATAATCTTAATTGGACTAATCTATCACTTAATCCAAATGCTATCAATTTATTAGAAAAAAATATGGATATGATTGATTGGGAGAAATTATCGCTCAATCCAAATGCTATACATTTATTAGAAAAAAATATGGATAAAATTAATTGGGATGGATTATCAAAAAATCCAAGTGCTATCCATTTGTTAGAACATAATATGGATAAAATTGTTTGGAATTTATTGTCTCACAATCCAAATGCTATCCATATATTAGAACAAAATATTGATAAAATTAATTGGAATGGTTTGTCTCACAATCCAAATGCTATCAATTTATTAGAACAAAATATAGACAAAATTAATTGGCATGGTTTATCACTCAATCCAAATGCTATACATTTGTTAGAACAGAATATGGATAAAATTAATTGGACTAATTTATCACTTAATCCAAATGCTGTTCATTTGTTAGAAAAAAATATGGATAAAATAAATTGGGTATGTTTATCACATAATCCAAATGCTATTAAATTGTTAGAAAAAAATTTAGATAAATATATTTGGCATTATTTGTCATTAAATATGAATGCTATTCATATATTTAAACAACATATAGACAAGATTAATTGGTGGGCTTTCTCACAAAATCCAAATATATTTGAAATTGACACAAAACAGTTAAAATCAGATATTACAGAACAAGTAAAAATTATTGATGGTATAATACATGAATAAATAAAATGAATATTCCATTAAATGTTATAAGATTGATTACTTCTTATTTAGTAGAACTAAAAATGAAATTATTAGATTGGATACCTTTAGATAAAATTGATTAGAATTATTTGTCATATAATCCAAATACTATACATTTAATATATATAAAATTATTGTTATAATACTTTTATATAAATTAAAAACTATAGATATTTTTGTCTCATTTTTCTATTTGCTTGGTGTAATAGATTTAATAATTATTTTTTATAAAAAATTGATTATATGATATTATGAATATAAACAATAACCATATAATATTACATTATAATGAATTCAGATAATTCTCTGATATTTCAAATACTTGATTGGGATAATTTTCATGATGAAAATGATGACGGTAAAAAAATATTTACAATTAGATTATTTGGTAGAACCAAACAAAGTCAAACCATATATTTACAAGTTGATGGGTTTAAACCATTCTTTTATGTTGAGATGCAACCACATTGGAGAGAATCTCATATTATAAAAATTTTAGAAGAAGTTAAAAAAAGAGTTTATGCTCACAAAGGAACTGGATGTAGTAAGGAAGAATTGATAGGTTGTTTGAATAGTTGGAAAATAATAACTAGACAGAAATTTTATGGATTTACTGATTATAAAAAAATAAATTTCATACAACTTACATTTGATAATTATGATGCAATGAAAGCATACTCAACAGCATTTGATAAAATTTATAAAATTCCTATTTTATCAAAAAAAGCTATTAAATTTAGATTATATGAATCTAATATTTTACCTACATTACGATTTATGCATATCAGAGAACTGGATGCGGTTGGATGGATTCATATTAATAAGAAAGATATTAAGGAATTTGAAGATCCACCAACCTGTTGCACCCTCAACTATAAAACTTCATGGACAGCAATTAATAAGATTGATGATTGTGTGATTGAATCATTCACTATTGCTTCTTTTGATTTAGAATGTACTAGTGGTGATGGAAGTTTTCCTCAACCTGAAAGAGAATCAGATGCTATTATTCAAATTGGTATAACATTTTCAAAATACGGAGAATCTGATTGTTATGAAAAAATATGTTTATGTTTGAAAGAAACAGCTCCAGTTGAGGGAGCGGAGATAATATGGTTTGAAAAAGAAGAAGAATTAATGCTTGGATTTACCAAATTAATCAGAACCAAAGACCCAGATATTATTACTGGATACAATATATTTGGTTTTGATTTCAAGTATTTGATGAAAAGAGCATCCAAACTCGGTATCCTTTCAAAATTCTCAGCTCTATCAAGAGTCAGTGGAGAGATTTCCGAATGGGTCGAGCAAGAATTATATTCAGCAGCTTTAGGATTCAATACACTCACATATTATAGGATGACAGGAAGAATTATTATTGACTTGATGAAAGTTGTTCAGAGAGATTATAAATTATCATCTTATAAATTAGATTATGTTGCATCATATTTTATCAAAGAATCAATTCAAGATATTCAGAATATTTCAGATACATCTAGAATTAAAACCAAGAGTACGTTTGGATTAGTTGATGACCAATATATTACAATTATGTATGTGGAGGGAGCTGTTGATAATGTGTATGAGGGAGGTAAAAAATTTAAAATAAAAGAATTAGGTTCTGATTATTTGATTGTATGGGGAAATATAGATAGCAGTGTATTTATGAATAAAGGATACAAAGTATATTGGTGTCAAGCAAAAGATGATGTATCTGCAAATGATATATTTAGATTACAAAAAGGTACAGCATCAGATAGAGCAATTATTGCAAAATATTGTTTGCAAGATTGCACACTATGTAATAAGCTGATAGCTAAATTACAGGTTATTAATAATAATGTTAGTATGGCTAATGTGTGTCATGTTCCTCTCTCATATTTATTTCTGAGAGGTCAAGGTGTTAAGATTTTTAGTTTAGTTTCTAAGAAATGTAGACAAAAAAATCATCTTATTCCTGTTATTAAAAAAAAACAAAAACTAGATATATCTAAACTAGATCCCTCTAATCCAAAACATATCAAAATGATTGAGAAAGCTAGAGAAGAAGAGGCATTGGAAAATCTTATCAGAGATTTAGATAAAAAAGATAAAAATCAAGATGATGAAGATGATGATGGATATGAGGGAGCGATTGTATTTGTTCCTGAGCCAAAAGTTCATTATCAACCTATACCTGTTTTAGATTTTGCATCTTTGTATCCTAATGCGATGAGATTTAGAAATTTATCACATGAATGTTTTGTTAATAATTCGGAGTATGATAATCTTCCAGGATACATATATCATGATATTACGTATAAGGGTAGTAGTGGTAAATTTTCTACTTGTAGATTTGCAGAAAAACTTGATGGAACAAAAGGTATAATACCTGAAATTTTGACTGATTTGTTGACAGCAAGAAAAAAATATAAAAAACTTATGGAATCAGAGTCTGATAATTTTAAAAAAGCTATTTTGGATTCATTACAATTAGCATACAAAATTACAGCAAATAGTTTGTATGGACAAACTGGAGCATCTACTTCTCCAATATATATGAAAGAAATTGCAGCCAGTACAACTTGTACTGGTAGAGAAGCATTACTATTCTCAAAATACTTTATTGAACAAATATTTTCAAAGTTAATTAACTTGGCTTTAACATCAGAGAGCGAGTTTTATTCTGAGATTGAGAATAAGTATATGTATTTTGTGCATAAATTTATATCTGAAGAAACTAATTATCTAACAGGTGAAACTGATATTTCGACTTTACATCTTCATACACTTCAAAATGTAAAAATTCCAGATTCTAAATTTATTCGTGATTCAATCGGATATGAGACAGATAAACCTAACTTAAAAGATATCTTTGAAAAACTCGGATATGTAGATATTAATGATTTTGAAAAAAAAATTATTAAACCAATGATTAAACTTAATCCAGTTAGAAGAAATAAATTATATCATATAATTCAAAAATATATGATTATAAATAAAGGAAAAGCAGAAACTATTTTTGGAGAATATGAGGAGTTTATGAAAAATATTGGTTTTACTGATTACACAATGTTAAAAAATAAATTATTAAAACCATTACAAGATATTTCAAATGAATTCAAACAATCATTTGTTGATTGGTTAAAAATGGCTATTGAAGATTTGGGATATAGTGGAAAGAAAGAATTCTTTGAGAAAATATATCTATCTATGAATATGATAATGAGTGGACATACTTGTCAGACACAAATCATTTATGGTGATACAGATAGTGTATTTTTCAAATGTTCTATAACAGATAATACAACTAAAGAAGTATTAAAAGATAAAAAATCATTGGGTATGGCGATACAACTTGGTATATGGGCAAGTATTATGATTTGTGCGATGTTACCAAATCCAATGGCTCAAGAATATGAAAAAGTTTTATGGCCATTTGCTATTCAGGGAAAGAAAAGATATGTTGGTAATTTGTATGAAAAAAATGTTAATAAATTCTATCAAAAAAGTATGGGTATAGAGACCAAAAGAAGAGATAATGCACCCATAGTTAAATATGTATGTAATGGTATTATTGACCAAATTATAAATCGTATGTCTCCTGATGGAGCATGTGAATTTACTAAATCTATATTACATAATATTATTACTGGAAAATATGGAATGGATAGATTTGTAATAACCAAAACAATCAAAGGTCCCGGAATGACAGCAGTAGAAAGAGATGCAGAGAGTGCTAAACCAAAAGAAAATAGATTTTATGCTGAACGAACCAGAATAGTTCATGCTGTATTGGCTGATAGAATTGCTGATAGAACACCAGGAAATCAACCACAATCAAATGACCGTATTCCATATGTATATATTGAGACAAAAGGTGAACCCAAACTACAAGGAGATAGAGTGGAAACTCCTGAATATATTATAGCAAATAAACTAAAAATAGATTATTTGTTCTATATAACAAATCAGATTATGAAACCATCAATGAAATTTCTAGAGTTGATTGTATATGATTCTAATAAAATTTTTGAATCATATATAATTAGAGAACAAAATAGAAAAAAATCAATGGTTCCAATAGCATGTTATGCTGATTCAGAGATTAGTGAGTCAAATGATTTTAATCAGTTTGACAACTTATTAAAAATTAATAATGTGTCCAAACCAGTAAGAAACAAGTCTGTTAAAAAAAAAGATAAAATATTAATCATATCAACTAATCTATTTGATTAAAAATTTATTTATCAATAAATTTATTTATGAATATATTGATTTATTGCGATATGTTTCAAAATACTCAGAGTTGTTTTCATTATAAAAAGGAGCATCTGAATATATGTGTTTGGTATTTATTTTAATATCTTCACTACTAAATCCACCACTTTGAACACTTTGTGTTTTATAAACACTAGATGATAGAGAACTATCCGAACTAGAACTAAAGCCAGAACTTGTTGAAGTCATACTAGAATCAGATTTAGATTTTCTCGATAATTTACGTTTCTTTTTATCTTTATTATCATCATCATCCGAATCATCATCATCCGAATCATCATCATCATCCGAATCATCATCATCCGAATCATCATCATCATCATCCGAATCATCCGAATCATCATCATCCGAATCATCATCCGAATCATCATCATCAGAATCTTTCTTGTCATCAGAATCTGATTTTTTTTTTCCACCACTCATAGTTCCAAATTTAACTGGTTGTTGAGAAACTGATTCAACAACTTCGCCTGCACATCCACATCCGCCACCATATTGAGTTTGAGAGGTAGTTGAGTATGAGGTGGCAGAATATTCAGCTCCACCAAATTGTGGGGTTTGAGAGGTAGCAGAATATTCAGCTCCACCAGCTTGTGGGGTTTGAGAGGTAGCAGAGTATGAGGTGGCAGAATATTCAGCTCCACCAGCTTGTGGGGTTTGAGAGGTAGCAGAGTATGAGGTGGCAGAATATTCAGCTCCACCAAATTGTGGGGTTTGAGAGGTAGCAGAGTATGAGGTGGCAGAATATTCAGCTCCACCAAATTGCGGAGTTTGAGATGTAGCAGAGTATGAGGTGGCAGAATATTCAGCTCCACCAAATTGTGGGGTTTGAGATGTAGCAGAGTATGAGGTGGCAGAATATTCAGCTCCACCAAATTGCGGAGTTTGAGATGTAGCAGAGTATGAGGTGGCAGAATATTCAGCTCCACCAAATTGCGGAGTTTGAGATGTAGCAGAGTATGAGGTGGCAGAATATTCAGCTCCACCAAATTGTGGGGTTTGAGATGTAGCAGAGTATGAGGTGGCAGAATATTCAGCTCCACCAAATTGTGGGGTTTGAGATGTAGCAGAGTATGAGGTGGCAGAATACACATCAGTATTATTAAATGAAGGCATTTGAGAATTATTACCTCCATATTGATTATCAGAACTAATAGTTAGGTCACTAACAGTTGAAATTGATAGTATTCCACCACCTTCTTGTTTATTTTGAAATGTATTATTTAAAAATTTTTTTGTGTGTGAATTTGTATTCATCGCTTGTTCAATTACTGAATATCTATCTCTAAGTGGTTTGATTGATAGTTTGGTATGAGTTTCGTATTTTCCTCCTGACATAGATAGATTTTCTATACTATCAGTATACAAATCACTATTAGCTAATAGTTGTTCACCTCTTCTATCAAAACTAAAATTATTTGTATCAGATTTTGATGCCATTTGGCTAACCATATTACGCAAATCATTATTTGAAAAATTATTCACATATCCCCTACTATCAGATTTAGGTTTAGTATTTGAATTTCCCATTATAAATATAATGTTATACAAGAAAATAAAATTTATATAACTGATTATATTTATTAAATTATTTTTACTATAATGTGTTTAATAAATATCCTTATTTATATTAATTAACATTTTGAAATGAAATTAATATATTTATTTTTACTTATAGTTGTTATATTAATAGTTGGATATTTCAAATTATCCAATACTAATATGATTTATGTTAAATCAGATATAGATGATTCATATTATCTGGTAAGAAATATGTCAGATAAAATTTCAGCATCCAATACACTTGCTCGTATTAGACAAAATATAATCAAAATATCTGATTATCTGTATGAAAATAAAGAACATGATGATAATAAAAAATATGCAAAATATATTAATATACTTCATAAAAAAGTAAGAGATATTGTTATTGGTGAAAGCACTCCAGACAGTGCATATACGAGTTATAGTGTAAATAAAGGAGAACAAATAATATTTTGTATCCGAACAAGAAATATTCCATATAATTTACATGATATAAATTTAATGATGTATGTAGCATTACATGAGATTTCTCATGTAGCGTGTCCAATATATGATAATCATGGACCATTATTCAAAGAAATATTTGCTTTTATAGTCAAAACAGCAATCAAGATAAATCTTTATAAAAAAATAGATTTTGAAGCAAATAATCAAAATTATTGTGGATTAATGATTACCGATTCAATAGTATGATTATTAAAATGAGTCAGATTAAATATTTATTTGTATATAAAAATAATATATACATACAGTATAATGAATAATCCAGTTAAATTACTATGGAAAGCTAAGAATAATAATCAACGTATGCAGTATTATATGTATATATTTGTTGGGAATATTAAAGATAATATATTAAATATATTAAAAAAAATTACTGATTTGAATTTTTATGATTCACTAATAAAAATAAATAAATCAGAATATAAACAATTAGAAGATTATTATGGTGAAAAATGGTATCTAAATTTCTTTAATACATATCATGTAAATTCATTTATATCTCTTATTTTAGAGTCACAAACTCAAAAAAATGAATTGATAGATAGATATGGAAATAATTGGTTTGAAAAACATATCAAATCATTTAAATTAATGAAAAATAAAATATATTATAGTTATGAGTCAGTGATAAAAAATGATTTACTTCGTAAAATGACAAAAAAAGGTAGATCGGTTGAAATTATTGATGATACAACTCTTGCTGACTATACAACAAAAAAAACAGATATTCTTAAATCAAAACTATCTAGAGATAATCAAATAAAATCCGATATTGAATCTTTATCAGGTGGTTCGGAGCAATCTACAATTAGCTCTGTAAAATATCGCACCGAATCTTTATCAAGTGGGTTTGAGCAATCTACAATTAGCTCTGTAAAATATCGCACAGAATCTTTATCAAGTGGGTTTGAGCAATCTACAATTAGCTCTGTAGAATATCGCACTGAATCTGAATTTTCAGATGTATCATCAAATAGTTCTTTATCAGAATATAAGCAGACTGGTGGAAGCAATTCTTTAACAGATAAATATATTGACCATATATTTAATCCTTTGTTTGATAGAAAAATTAATCCTAATGAAAAATTATTAGGTAAAGTTAGTTCCAAACAATTAAAAGTTTATGAATTTAAAGGAAAAATAACAAATAATAAAGAATTATTTGGTGGTGGTGATGATGATGATGAGACTAACGAAGATATGGATGATGAAGATGATACAGACTCTACTAAACCAGATGAGGATGAACCGGATGATATAGATGTTGATGATTTAAATGATATAGAAAAATTATACATAGAATCAGATATTAATCCTGATAGTAATTTGTCTGAAACATCAAAACTTATAAAAAATATATTAAATGATGAAAAAATGTATGAAAAAATGTCTAAGCTTGTTGAATTTGATACATCAAAAGATACTAATCAGTATGATGAGAATATTAAAGATTGTTATAAAAAACAATATATTTTAAATCAATATATATTTTGGGATGATACTATACAAACAATAAAAGAAAAGATATGTTGTAGTATAAAGTGTAATCCAAAATATGGTTCAGATGCATTTTTAATTCCATCTAGACAATATTTATGGTCAGAATATCAGTTTGATTCTAATCAGATGAAAATTATGTTAGGGCAAAAATGGATGCGTCGTAATGAATTGCTTGGAATAGATATTGAACCAAATTCAACTATTCGTATATATGAAGAACTTACTGGTGTGCTTAAAATATTACGTGATGATATTCGCAGATATAATAATAAGATTAGAAGGGAGGATGATGAAACTAATATTTTATTTGATTATCAAGATTATATTACAAATAATGAGATTTATATGGTGGATATATATAATGAATTAGGTAAAAATTATAAGGCTGAGCAAGAACAAATGAAAAATTTACAAGATGTTTATCTTAAAATATATTTTCCAAAGATTAAAAATGATGATTTGAAATCAATCATTGAATTTTTAAATTCTAATACAAAATCTGAAACAAATAAAATTATTCCTATATTTAAAACACTAAATAATGATATTATTATACAAAATGAAATAACATCTACTGTAGAAAATGTAAAAATAAATGATTCATATAAGAATATTTTTAAAGAAAATTATATCACACAGTCAGTGATTCATCTTAATTTGAGACTTATTGGTGATACCAAGATAAATTTATTTCGTGTATTCAATGAGTTTGTTGTCACAGAGGAGTATCCGTTTATTCAATATCAAACATCAGATGGAACTATTGTATATAGATTTTTAGAAAATAATATAAAAAAATATATTAAAAAAACAGAAAATAAAGATGTATTATCTAAATGGTTTGAAAATGCTCCATATGGTATTAGTTTTAAATTTAAATTACCAAATACATCTGATAATAAATTTATGGGAATAACATTAAATGAAAGTGGAAGAATAGAATATAAAACACAATGGAAAGAAGAAGATATGGCAAAAATTGAAGATATAAAATATACATATGATTATGTTAAAAATCTTATTAAAAAATTAAATTCTGAATCTACACGAACCAATATAGCTATTCCGGATAATGCTGAATTTAAATATGCATTTATAAATACAATTCAGAAATTTGAATTACCAAATAATTTTATAATTAATCATAATGATTTATCAAATTTTTCTAGATATTTTTTTCCTTTTGTATCGTTAGTTATTGCACCAAGAAAAAGACAATCAAAAGTTTCAAAAGAAAATGATAAAAGTAAATTTGGAACATATTTGAGATATAAAAGAGTATCAAAATATGAAAATCAAGCAAGAATTGAGCAACGTATTATGTATTTTATTAGAAATTATGAGTTTACAGAAAAAGCATTGATTGATGAAATAGGTAAACAATTTAATATTACTGAAGAAAAAGCAATTGAGGAGTATGAGAGAGTCAAAACTAAATATCCGCATCTTAAAAAAAGTAGAAAAATGTTAAGAAGATTAGAGAATATTCCCAAGTATAAACCTCCTGGAATAGGTGTAGATATTCAGGGAAAACAATCTGATAAATATAAAATAAGAATTAGTGGAGCAAGAGATAGAGAACAACTTGAACGAATAATTGATTTCATGAATATTTTGATATATTTATATACAGAAACATATCATTTTAAAAAGGAAGAAAGACAATTATTAAAAAAAAGATTACAGGATTTTAAAAATATTGCTGAAAGACGAAGTAAAGTTGATGATGTGGTTAATTATGTGAAGGATGTAAAAACAATAAAGCAAATAACACAAATTGATAAAAGACGTTTAGGATTCAAACCAGAAAAAGGGCAAAATCAATGGTCTCGTTCTTGTCAAAATTCTGGAACAGATAAAAGAAGACAACCGCAACAATATAATAGTTCTAATTTGGGAGATTTACTAAAGCGAGGATATATACTTAATAAAAAATTAGGTTATTATGAAAAACGTACATCAATCAAAGGAACAGGTGGGAAAAAAACAGAAATAAAGTTAAGAACTATTGGTGTTGAAGAATTGGATGAGGAAGGAAATGTAACTGGTAATGAGATACATTATACTTGTAATCCTGAAGATAATGGAGAACATTTTTATGTTGGTTTTCTTACACGTTCTACAAATCCATTTGGTCAATGTATGCCTTGTTGTTTCAAAAAAGACCCAATGATATCAAAAAATAAAGAAAAGCAAGAATTTTTTAAAAAATGTTTAGGTAAAGGTGAAAATAAAATAACTCCAACAGATAAATCACAAGGAGATAAGTTGTATATTTTACAAGATACTAATAAAATACAAGATGGAAGATTTGGATTTTTACCAAAATATTTAGATATTTATTTTAATATTATGTTAAATAAAACAAAAAAAATAAAACATCATTATTTGGTAAAGTCTGAAACTGGATATTTTTTTAAATATGGAACAAATCAAGATGAATTTCAATTCCTTAATGCTTTATCATCATCTTTAGATATATCATTGGATGAAATCAAAAAAAAAATTATTGATGTATTAGAAAAAGATAAATCTGACCAATTATTTACATCTCTTAATAATGGTGATATTAGAACTCAATTTGGTTCTAGAAAATCATACATAGATTATATTAGTGATGCAGAAAATCTTGATTTTAATATTATAAATAACATATTATCTCTTCCAAATGTTGTAAGTAAAAAAGGATTAAATATAATTATATTTCAAAAAAATAATATTGTGATTAAGAAAAATTTTGAGAAAGAACAAGTTAGGGAAGATTTTATACTTTTGTGTCAGAATAATGAAGATATAATGAATTTAAAAGATTCAGATAGACAAACAGTATTTCTAATAAAAGATGACCAAAAATATTATCCGATTGTTATGATTTATAAGAATACAGAAGAAACAAAGGATATTCAGATTGTAAAAGTATTTAAATGCGATACAGAATCTGATAATATAATAAATCATATTGACGATTTTTATGAAAAAAATTGTAAAAATGCTTTTACAGATTCAGTCATATATAAAAATTCTAGTTTGACATCTAGAGAAATGCGATACAGATTAACAAATCTTAAAAATAAAGATTATAGTGTAAGATATCAAGTAATTGATTCTAGAAATAAAACAAAATATATTATAACATCAAATCATATACTTATACCAATCAGACCATCTGGTTCCCTTTATGATATACAAATAATTAAAGATATTGAAAAATATATAAAATCTTTTGAACAAACATTTGAAGATTTAAATAATTTGTATCAAATAAGTAGTCAACAAATACCAGTCAAACCAATCGGTGTATATTATGATGAATTAAAAGATAATAATATTGAGATAAATTCTATAATGACACTCACACATGATATTGTTCCTATTATAAAAATAAATCTACCATTAACTAAAATTAATCAAATGGGGCTTACATATATGAAAAAACCACTAACTGATAAAATCGATAATGAAATCATAAAAGGTTCTAAAAATTTTAAAATAGATAGCAGAATATTAGAAATAAATAAAAATAAATATATAACGGAGAGTTTTGAATTATTTCGATTAGAATTTAGCGAATATATTAATAAAGATGAAAATAATGTATTAAAGAAAAAAATTATTGATACGATTGAACATCATACATTAACCAAATTAGAAAAATATTCTAAAATAAAACTACTATTATACAGACTAATAGACCAAAATCTATATGAAAAATATAAATCTTTATCATCAAATATAAAAGAAGATGATATTAAAGATGATTTCAAAGAAGATGATTTCAAAGAAGATGATTTCAAAGAAGATATCAAAGAAGATGATTTTAAAGATGATATCAAAGTAGGTGGTAAATATTCTAAATTTATACAAATAATTAGCAAAACTCCTGATTTGACAAATTACGATATTAATAATAATAGAGAAATTTGTCTCATACATCCAGATAAAGATAAATGTAATTTAAATCCGCATTGTAAATGGTCAAATGATAGTTGTTATTATGCTTCTACGAAAGATATGATAATAATATTTATTAATAAGATTACTTCTCAGCTTGTTCAAAATGATTTGAAAGCATATGAGATTTTAAGAATTGGTAATTATTTTGTATCAGATATTGTAGATTTTAATAGATTTAATGAAAGAGAAGGACAAAAAATAGTTAGAAGCACTAGTAATAATATTAAAAAAGTATTGGATGATATTTTTGGAAAAGATTATGTTCCGGTAAAAATTGGAAGAAGAAAACAAGAAAAACAATTAGAAACAAATTATATGCAAATGAATGCTGATAACTATCTGATAGATTTTAAAGATATGTATATTCAAAATATAATTAAAAATAATTTACAATTATTTCGTGCTTATGTTAATGGATATTATTGGTTAAAAAATAAATACAATAACATAGATGATAGAAATTTGGGATATTATAATCCGATGCAGACCGAACTAGCAAATTATTTTAGAAGTTTAGTTATTGACTGGTTGAATGAAACAGCTAATAGAAAAAATATTACCAAATACATACATAGTAAAAAATCATCAGATGAAGCTGTTCATGAATTTATATTAAAACTTGCAAAAGATGATGTTATATTATCGGATTGTGTTGTTGAGTTGTATGTTTTGAGTATAATAAATCAAATACCAATAGTTGTATACAATGATAATAAAGTATTATATATATTTGATAATGGTTTGGTATATAAATCTACTTCAGATAATAATATTCCAGAAAAATATAAGGATTTTAGTGGAAAAAATAAAAATGATGTGATAAATTTAAAATTTAGTTTTATTTCTAGTAAGGTGTATCCAGAAGAAATATTTACAATTTATTTCAAATAAATTTATATCCTATACAAAATATTATTTTATATATTAAATATAAGTAAATTAGATTAATGACAGAGGATTTACCTAATATTGACAAAAAAAAAATATTAAAAGAATTAATTTCTCGTCAATTATTGGATGTTCCCCAAGATAAAAGATTACAATATAGAGATTTATGCAGAATAACAAAATATTTATCTAGTTCTATTTTTGGTAATGAATGTTGTATATGGAAAGGATATATAACAAATATAAAAAATGCAAGAAAAGGAACATATATAAATTTTTTTTTTAGGAATAAAAAAGTTGCTATCCATAGATTATTTTATGCAAATTTTGTAGGAGAACTAAGTGATGATGAATATATTAAATTTAATTGTGATAGAAAAGGTAAATGTTGCAATATTAATCATTTGATTAAATACAAATATAATATTGCCGAACAACAACCAATTGAAAAACCTATAAAAAAACATATACCATCATACCAACTTACTATTTGTTTTGATTAGAATATAATTTTAATTAAAAAATATATCAATATATTATATGTCTAAAAAACTTAAAAGAGTTGAATCCGATAATGTTCCAACTGGTTGTTGTCCACCCATATTTTATTGCAATATATCCAAAGAAGATGCTATCAAACCAGAAAAAAATGTAACTAAAGCATTTTCAGCATCGGAAATTGTATCAATTAAGAGTATTATGGAAGAAAGACGAAAAGATATAAAACCTTTTATAATACTTGACTAAAAAATAATACAATGATATATTATATGGATATAATCCCATTAGTAACCACATCACTAGAATATTATGATTCCAATAATATTAAATATAATAAATTATTTAAATTAAAAAGTTATCCTGTTGACAAATCTATGCTAATAAATGGAGATAGTATGATGGTATTTTTAGATAATGAGGATAATGAGTTATTTCGTTTAAGATATGAATATATTGGATTAGTTATAAATGAAAAAGATAGTAATATATGGATATGGTCATGGAATCTTCCATCTATACCTAAGAATCAGACTAATATTGCAAGAAAAATTTGGAATTATGGAGCAACACTTGATTTATCTAATTCATATGGAGAAACACTTGATGTATATAATTCAAATATATATCTCAAAACAGAATTAACAACAGCACGTATTGTAATGACTGATGATATTCAGCTTGATATTCATTTAGCAATTGCATCATATATAGGAAAACAACCTTTAATTTATAAATATAAATCTGATGGTCCTAATAATTCTATATATACTCATTGTTTATTTTTACTCGATTATGATAAAATTAATTAGTAAACATAAGGTATATATTCATAATTTAGTTCTTTATCCATATTAGCAATATATATTTTTCCTAGTTCTTTAATATATATTTCATCACCATCAAATAATTGATTATGTGTGCGATCTAAAATGAATTTAATATAACTATCTGATTTATTTTCTGTAACAAAATAATCATAATAGTTTGATCCAGAATATTTTTGTCTGCCCATTAATATCATAAACTTGTATGGGTCATTATTTTTTGTATCTTTTCCAATAAGAGTTCCCATTTTTTTATACGCAGATGGATATCCGCGTGTAGGAAGTGGAACAATTGGAATTGACCAATCATCTCTTTTTAGTGGTGGTGTAAGTTTGTCATTTAGAGCCCTATAATCAAATTCTCTCAACACTCTATATGGATTTGGTGGCAACATATTATCTGTAGGTTGCTGGTTATCTGTAGGTTGCTGGTTATCTATAGGTTGCTGGTTATCTATAGGTTGCTGATAATTAAGAGGATAAGTAGTGTAAAAAACATAAAATCCTCCAATCAATATGACAATAATTATCAGTAAAGATAATAATATGATTTGATTATACATTTTTATCTATAAAATAAATATAGATAAAAAGAATAACAAAATATATTATCAATCTATAATATAAATGTATAATATATTGGTATCTGTATTGACTGGTATGATGATAAGTTGTTTGATATTTTATTTATTTTTTTATAACGTAATATACAGAGGACCAAATTCTAATCAAATAAGAAAAAATATTTATTATATTGATGATAAATATTATATGCTTCAACCTGTAGTTGTAAAAAACACTCCACTTTAAGAATAATTTATAACATATAATATGGTGCAAGTAGCTGTAGTTAAAGATTTTAAATTTAATTTTGATAAAAATTTTAATAATTTTGATAAAAATAAGATTATTAAACAAATTAGTCAAAAAGTAGAACTACAATCTATTGATTCAACCGAAAAACTATTTGAAGTAGTTCATACAGTATTATTATCTGATGATAATTCTGAAAAAAAATTAGTTGCAGTTACAAATTGTTATTATGATGCACATACAGTTGTTCAATCATTTAGCTCTGATAGTAATGATGTAAATAATTTTGTATTTGTGAAAAGAAAAATTGTAGATTCAGATACATATACTTTCTCACTCAGTGATTCATATGAGTATATGGATATGAGTATTGATTTGGTGGCTAAAATTATAAGAAATCGTTATATATCGGGAGGTGTAATGGTTGGTACTGATGGAATTGTTAAAAATATCGAATACACAAATAATATTGAACCAGAATATTTATGTCAAATTAGTTGTATGGATTCTGATAATAAGTTATCAAATATTAGTTATTTGAATTTGCCTCGTGTAATTTCTGATGAAAAAGATAATAGAGAAGATGTTGCAAATAAATTTCTATCAGAAAATAAAAATATTCAGTATATTTACGGACAGATTCAAACACCTTTTGGTATACTTAATTGTTGGTATTCTACATCCGGAGAAGATAAAAATGAAATGATGAGTAGATTATTAGATGTTCCAATATTTGGTTGTGCGATAGTGGGTCTTGAAAATTATCATAATAATACTGATTCAATAATTGATATTGATAAAGAATTATTTATCAAAATACTAACAGCATTGTCTGATAAATCTAGTAAAAAACAAATAAAAAATACTAATTTTTATAATATTTATTATGAATTTGGCTAGATAGTTTGTATAATTTTATAAAATATTTTTATAAAATATTATTATAAATGCCGGGTGGAAACTTTCAATATAATCCTAATATAGATATTCCTAAATCAAATACCGCACCAGATTTTTCAAAAAGTGTTAGTATGCAGGGTGCTGATATGTCTGGTGATATGTCTGCTGATATGATGGCAAGTAATTATGAAATGCTTGACCAAGCCGAATCATTAGTAATAGATGGAAAAGGAGGAACTGATATTATGTCTCTAAGAAAAGAACCTGAACCAAATAGATTTCAATATAATCCAAATATGGATTTATATCCACCTCAACCTAAAACACAAACTCAGCCATCACCCCAACAGAAATCTAAAAAACAAGTATTCCGACAATCCAGACAAGCAAAAGAAAAACAAACAATTAGTTCTAAGATAAAAAATTTAGCAAATGATATCAATCAATCTTTGGATGATTATCTACCATCTATATCCATGTATTCGGATACTGATACAGATTCAGATATAGATATAGATTTATCACATACTAAATCAAGTCGCATTCCATTAGAATTAAAAGAAATTATAATAATTATCATCATATATGTATTTATGTCTCAAAAACTTATAAAAAATCATTTGAGTAAATATATATCATATTTGCAACCAGATGATGATGGAATGATACAATTAAGTGGATATATAGTTTATGGTAGTTTGATAGCATTATTGTTTGTAATTATAAAAAAAATTGTAATCAAAATATAAAAAATTTTAATCAGAATATATGAGATTTTCTATCTTATCTAATACATCTGACTGAGTAGATAAACTATCTAATTGTATGGATGGTATGATTAGATTTTGATTATGTTGAACAACTATTTTTATTCCTCTCACAATCAATATATCTATTTGTTTTTTTTCTGTATTATAATATTTGGATAAATTTGGAAATTGTTCTATATTGATTGGTTGAAAAGTTGTATGAACCATAATACCTTTTCGATAAGACTCTAAATGTGTCTTTTTTTTTGCAAATATTGGATACTGTTTATCAGATATTGTGATTTTAACCAAATCTCTATAATACTCTTCAGTTTGTGTAAATGAAATTTTTGATTCAGATATTTTTTTTAGATTATCATATTGACATATACTAATAGGTAGAGGGTCAAAAATAATATTATCTGTTTGATTAATATATGGATAATAGTGAGTGTATGAATTCATAAATTTATATTAAATCATAATATAAATTTATCTTTAATTATAAAAATCAAATTTTATTGATTTATAAAAAATAATATAAAAAAATTAAGAAAATTTAAATGTATGATAACAAACCATACAAGTCACATATCTAGTAACTGGTTCATCTAATGATCTGGTTTGTAATTCTGAAATCATACTTTTTCTCTGCCCACATTTTTTGCATTTATAAATATCAGTTGTTTGCATCTCATATTTTGTCTTATTTTTTAACTGTATTTTATTAACAATATCCATCCATCTTTTAGGATGTAATTGTTCGGGTGATAAAAATGATAAGAAGTAAGGGTCAATACTTCCACTCAAAATATTTGGCAACAATGTATGATTCTCAATCCTCTTATTTTCCATATCAAGATTTACACATAAATTGTATAACTTATTCTGATAGACTGGTAGCACAAAATGATCTTGTAATTTTTGCAAAGTTACCGTAAGTAGAGCAAATTCAAATATACCTCGCTCAATTCTATCCGCTAAATATTCTAGACTAATAATATCTTCTAAATCTTTTTTTCCTTTAATTCTATCAATTAAATCTTCAGCAGTTTTTAATAATTCATATTTAATATCAGAACTATTTTTTACCAAAAAATTATAATTATTAACATATTCTTTGTTAATATTTTTTTTACCAATACTAATTGTATTAATTTTATTATTGAAATTTTTAACAAACTCACTTTCTGTCATATTTTCTACTTGATGGCTCATTGGTTTATGTATGATTATTATGTTAAAAAAATTGATTAAAATAAGTAATATATTCAATTTTTATCATAGCTTAAAAATATATACCAATATATAATAATGTCCGCTATATATTTCCCCCAAGATTTAGATGTTATGAATAAAGGATGGGAACAAGTAATTAAAGAAGTCGAAAAAGAAAAGTTATTAATATTAGAACCAAAATATGAAGAAAGAAAAGCAGTTCATCAAATGATTTTAGATTTTATTAAACAAAATAAGAGAAAAATTTATGGAGGGTATGCTCTTAATAAACTTATTGGTGAAAAAAATAAATCTGATATGATTTATGAAGAAGATAAAATTCCTGATATTGATTTTTATTCAACTGACCCTATTACTGATACTATAAAAATATGTAATAAATTATTTGAAGCAGGTTATAAAAATATTATTGGAAGAGAAGCTGTTCATCATCAAACATATAGTATATTTGTAAATCATATTAACTATTGTGATATATCATATGTTCCACGAAACATTTATTCCAAGATGCCTTTTAAAGAGATTGATGGCTATATGTTGATTCATCCAAATTTTATGACTATTGATTATCTAAGAATATTTTGTGATCCAATAGTGAGTTATTGGAGAATGGATGGACTAAAAGCATTTAAGAGATTTTTGCTACTTCAGAAGTATTATCCGCTACCTCATAATGAAAAATCAATTGATTTTGAAAAACCTGATTATATGATTAGTAATGGATTAAATACAATTTTTAATTTTTTGTCAGACAGACAGACAACAATTGTTATTGGATTATATGCTTATAATTATTTTCTCTCTCAATCAAATATTTTATCAAATCCTAAAAAACATAAAAATAAATTTAAACATACTGAGATTCCATATTATGAGATAATCTCAATAGATTATAGAAATGATTGTTTGGAATTACTAGCTGCTTTAAAAAAAAATAGTGATTTAGACCAAAATATGATTAACTATAAAGAATATTATCCATTTTTTGAATACACTGGACATAATATGCAGATATATTATGGAGAACGGGTTATTTGTAAAATATATAATAATAATAATAAATGTATTCCGTATTTAAAATTACCATTAATTAAATTTGAGCAAAAGCCAACCAAACTTAGCAAAAATATAATTATAGGGAGTTTCTCAATAATTCTTTTGTATTCGCTGATAACTATTATGCGTAGTCGATGTATTGATGACAAACAATCAGTTGATTTGTATTATACAATTATTTCTCATATGATTGAAATTCGTAACTACTATCTGCAATATTATAAAAAGTCAATTCTTGATAATACAATATTTCGTGATTTTTCAACAAAATGTATTGGAGAAACTACTACACCTGAAGAGCAAAGAAAAAGACTTATTGATAGTAGAAAAAAACATAATAAAATATATTCATTTAGATATGAACCATCTGAAGGTATCAGACAAGAAGAATCAAATTATTATTTCTCAAATAGTTCTGGAAATCAGATTAATAATCCCAAAAACTTAAAGTTATCTGATATTGTTGATAATGATTCGGATGAAGATGATGGTGAAAAAGAGACTGATACAACTAACTAAAATATTTTTTCTTATATTATATTAAATGAGTAGATTTATAGGCAATATAGATTCATCTGATAATCCTCCCTTTCCTCCACCAGATAACTCTTTAGTTGTTTTTCAAAATCCATCAGATAATGAAATAATTTTGGGAACTGTATTAAAATATAATGGAGAATATTGTTATATTGATTCATATAATGAACCATATTTTAATAAAAAAATTAGTCAAGAAAATAAAAAGCAACTATTATTGTATGCATCGTATGGATGGAGATATGTTGATAAAAAAAAATTACAATTATTTATTGGTAGTGATAAATCTAGTATTATAAAAAGATTAGATAAAGTGTTGGATGATGGATTTACCGATACAAGTCTTTTGAATCAAAAAGGTGAACCAAATATAAGCGTATTAAATGATACGCATCAAAATAAAGTATTTACAGATACAGGTAAGTTAAAAAATCTTCCTGCTGATATTTTGCAAGATATGAAAGATAAATTAAGCAAATTTGAACAAATAAATGATTCAGATAAACATATTCAAGTTAATAAGACAGTTGCAATAAAACATCTTATCACCACTACAGATGATATGCTTAATGAAGGTAATAAAATAATTAGATGGATAAAGAAAGTTATGATAGATGATGATGCAAAAATATTTGATGATTTGAAATATAATATATCAGACGGATATATTAATCTAGCACGAATAGGTGTAAATGTTAATGATAAGATTACTGAAGAGTTAGTTCCTGATTTGAAGTATTTTGGATGGCAATATGATTCACCCATAGACTACGATACATTAAAATTTGTATTATTTAAACCAATTGTAAAAGAAAATATTAGTTCAGATGCAGAACAGAGAGAAGAAGCAAAAAAAATATTTGCTCAAGAATATATGATATTTTTACAACCATTACCTAAGTATCAGATGTGGTGTTTAAAAAGACTGGTAATGATGTGGTATGCGGATAGTGATTTGACACATAATATTAGAAAAATTAAAATTCTTATCAATCAATGGAGATGTGTGGGTGAGTATCATTATAATAAAGTAAATGGTATCCTTCCATCCATAGTGCTTTGTTTACGATATGGAAAAAATGTAGCTAGAATGGTCTTAAAAAAAGTATCCGAATATTTTTTATTTTATCAAAATATTGGATGGAAACAAAGTCTTCCTAGTTATTCGATTAGAGTTAGCGATTTAATTGCGTATGCTAATGGTAATATAGAGCTACAATTATACTATAAAAGAGCCAATAAAGTCTATCAGGCTGGATTACAAGCATCAAGCAATTTATTTAAGACTAATAAGAGTGAACAATTGATATAAAAAAATTGAAATATTCAAATAGTTATAATTCTCTTTACAACCGAATATATTACTTTGCTATAATTTCGACACATTTCGTTTTACTCTCTCTAGACTCATGTCTGAACAACTTAGAATGGTTTATCCAGTTATTTCTCAGTTTGCAGCTACGCTTCCTTCGGAACAGCGTCGCGACATATTCTTGTTGCTAGCCTGTATGGCTGTTTTCTCGTCTATCCTCATCGGAGAGAATTTTTGGAAGCTGGTTCTTCTTTTTCAGAACCTCAAGCTGATTGGTAGAATTCTCCTCGGGTTTGCTTGTCTGGCTACCTATATTTTCGCCCAGTTGTACTTTTCCAAGCCTACCTTCATCATCAGAATGATAAATGTAAGTTATTCTGTGATTCGTTGCGTTGCTGAATCCACGCGAGCTCTTAAGTGGGCATCGTTTGTGGTCATCATTGTGAAAGGATTTTCGGTTGCAACATTTACCGAGTTCTTTGGCTACTTCTCTGACCCGCAAATTTTGCACAACATGCTGGTTTTGTTTGCAGGTTTTGTCAGCATTTTTCAGATGCAATACCTCACAAGCAGCACTTGGACTCTTTTGTGCACTGGAGTGTTGCAACTAGTACTACTTTTCAAAGCTACCGATGATGAAGATGCAAGTGATGTATTGGTGGTCTCTCTTTATATCAAGCTCTTTTCTCTCATAGGAGCTATTTATTATTGGGGGAAGATTCGTTCTCAGGGATTGAACTATCTGAATCACGCCTTGTATTGTTTTTTCAATGTTCTTGTACTCCAGACCTTACAAGTAACAATACAACAAATTTGCAAGTATCTGGAGAAGAATATTCCTTTTATAGGCTCTTACTTTGCTCCTTACGCAAATCAGCAACAAGTCAGTTTTGCTACCAAAGTAGTGAAAGTTGAGAGCGATGATGACAGCGATGATGACAGCGATGATGATGACAGAGAGGAAGATGACAATGGCGATGTTATCATCGTACAGGTTACTGAAAATATTCAAGACCTGGTCAAGAATTTTTTGAAATTCTGGGGTCAACCTTCCACTATAAATTTCCGCGACTCTCTGATGTGTGTCATCGCTTTCTCTCAAGGTTGGCTCTGTAGTAGCACTAAGATGACAATCACTCTTTTTTTGAACCAACTTGTCTGCTACATTTTGCAAGTAGTTCCTTACCTTGCTGTGTTTGCTCTGGTTCTAAATGGATGCCCTGCCACAGGAATTCTGAGTAACTTTTATCTACGTAGCTACATCGCTCTCTTGGCTTCTCGCCTCTTTCTCGCGGTTGAAGCTTCTGATAAAATTTTTCAGATTGATGTATTGTGCCCTTATCGCTCCATCTTCAAGGGTGCTTTAGTCATCTTCAACATAGTTTTCAAGTTCAGGTTTCCCGCTAACAATATTTTTGTTGTTAACTTTATTGCGAAGTTCTCCATTGTAGCTCGCAACATAAAACCTTTGAACGGCTACTTTGAAGAGCTAAAGGATCGGTATGAAAAACGCAATATGATACTTTGCCTACAGACTTTCAATAAGATTTGTAACAGGGTCATAAACGTAATTCGCCGACTTGATAAGCCTGTCGCCTAATTTTTTTATTTTTTGGAAACAAACCACAAAATTTGATTTTTTTATTTTTTCAATATAAAGATATATTATTGGATATATTAATATGAGCGAGGATACTTCACAATATTTTAAGGATGGAAATTTCAAACTTCATATATTTAATGAAAAAAATATTCCAATTACCGAAAAAGTTATTGAGCAAATATTTAAAAAATATAATTTCTACCATAAAATTAAGAATTTAGAGCTTTATCAATTAGCTATGATTCATATTAGTTATATGAATCGTACCACAGTGACTGACAAAACAGCAAAAATTCTTAAAGATATTCAACCAATTGAACCACAATTTATTAAAAATGTATTTCCACTTCAAGATAAATGTTATGGAAGACTTGAATATAGAGGTGATGCGGTATTGCATCATATTATTGCTGATTATTTGTTTGAAAGGTATCCGGATGAAGATGAAGGATTTTTAACAAAACTTAGAACAAAGTTAGAGAAGGCTGATACATTATCTGATTTATCAAAAAAATTAGGATTAGATAAGTATGCGATTATTGCTAGAAATATTGAGCAAGCTAATGGCAGAGCTAATAATACTCATTTAACTGAAGATATATTTGAAGCATTTTTTGGTGCACTATCTATTGAAACCACATATGAGGAATGTTATAGATTTTTTATAAATATTATAGAAAAAGAATTAGATATAGTTGAGTTAATCTATAATGATGATAATTATAAAGATAGATTGATGCAATATTTTCATAAAATGAAATGGTCTGAACCAAAGTATACCGAAGACTCTGCATCAAATGGATGCGGAGATATTAGAAATTTTATTATGATGGTAAAAAATACAAGTGGTCAAGTGCTGGGAGTTGGTGAGGGAAATTCAAAAGTCAAAGCCGAACAACTAGCCGCCTACAACTCATTGGTAAAATTAGGAGTTATTGTTGTAGATGATATAAATAAAACAAGTGATGATTATTATGGAGAGCTATCTGAATCAGATAATAGTGATTATTTTGAGATAGAATAAAATATTATAAAATTATAAATCAAATAATATTATCATATCATAATATAAAAGATGTCTAAAAAATATCGTGATAAATTTATTGATTTGAAAGTAAATGGTAGATTATTTCCATCGTGGATGTTAGCAAATTTTAGACAATACAAATTACCAGATATTATAAAATCAGATAAAACGGATGAGGATCCATGTATTAGTAAATCTAAATTAGAACTCAGAAAATACCAACTTTTTTTAAGCAAATATTTGGATTTTAATAGTCCGTATAAAAATTTATTAATATATCATGGGTTGGGTTCTGGTAAAACTGCATCTACGATTAATATTTATAATATGTTATACAATTATACACCTGGATGGAATGTATTTATATTATTAAAAGCCACACTCAAAGACCATCCATGGATACCTGATTTGAATAAATGGTTACAAGAAGATGAAAAAAAATTCAGATTTGCAAATATTATATTTATCTCATATGACTCGCCAATTGCAGATAAAACTTTTTTGGATGAAATAAAAAAAGCTGATAGTTCCAAAAAATCATTATTTGTTATTGAGGAAGCACATAATTTTATTAGAAATGTTTATAGTAATATTAGTTCTAAGAAAGGAAGAAGAGCACAGACTATTTATGATTACATCATACAGGATCAAAAAGAAAATGATGGAACACGTGTTATTTGTTTATCAGCTACACCAGCCATCAATACTCCTTATGAGATAGCTTTATTATTTAATTTGCTTCGACCCAATTTATTCACAAAATCTGAAACACAATTTAATCAAGAATTTATCAGTTCATCAACTTTCCAAACCATCAATCCAGCTAAGAAAAATTTATTTCAAAGAAGAATATTAGGTTTGGTATCATATTATATTGGAGCGACTCCAGAATTTTATCCATCAAAACGTATTAATTATATTGATGTAGAGATGTCTGAGTATCAGAATGAGATTTATACATATTTTGAGAATATTGAGGAACAACAAGCACGTAAAAAGAAAGCCAAAACTGCTAGTTCAGAAACATATAAGTCATATACTAGACAAAGTTGCAATTTTGTATTTCCTTTAATGTCACAAGGTAAATCTGGTGAAACTCGACCTCGTCCAAAAGCTTTTGCAGTATCTGAAAAAGAAGGACAACTTCTACAAAAAGCAAAATCTGTAGGAGATAAAGATAAAGAAAGTTATTATAATGTTCAAAAATATCTTGATGCGATTGAAGATTTTATAAATTTATTTGATAAACATTTAAGTGAAATTGAAAAAGAAGACCATGCATCTGGTAATACGTTGGAAAAAGATGTAGAGACATATAAGAAAAAATACAAATCAGAGTATATGGATTTTTTGGCATCTAATGGTGCAAAATCTAAACTTTTTAAAGAATTACATAAATGTTCAGCAAAATTTGTTAATATTATTTTTAATATATTATGTTCTGAGGGACCAGTATTATTTTATTCAAATTATGTGCTGATGGAAGGTATTCAAATTTTTAAAATATATTTAAAATATTTTGGATTTTCGGGACTTGAAGATTATTTGTCTGGAAAAAATACTGGCAAAGATGGATTTAGATATATTGAGTATCATGGTATGATTGACAAAGTTCAACGTTCAGAAAATTTAGTAAAATTTAATGAGTTGGAGAATAAACATGGAGCAATATGTAAGCTTATTATGATTTCACCTGCTGGGGCAGAAGGTTTAACTCTCAAACGTGTTAGACAAGTTCATTTAGCTGAACCTTATTGGCATGAAGTTCGTATGAGTCAAATGATTGGTAGAGCGGTTCGTATGTGTAGTCATGAATTTCTTCCAAAAGATGAATGGAATGTTGAAGTATTCAGATATAAATCAATTCGTGCAGGAGGTGGAAAAATGACAACAGACCAATATATTGAAGATTTAGCACGTAGTAAAGAAGGATTAATTCAATCATTTTTAGATGCAATAAAGGAAGCTGCTATTGATTGTGTGCTAAATATGCCACACAACTCACTTGTTCAAGATTATAAATGTTTTCAATTTGACGAACAATCATTATTTGATGAACAAGTTGGTCCAGCTTATAAGGATGATATTGTGGATGATTCACGTATTGATAATGGAATGAATTCAACAAAATCCAGAATAACAAGAATAAAAGTTCTTAAAATAAAAGCAGTCAAACAATTATCTGATGGAACAGAAAATATCAAATATTCTAAACCAGAATATTATTGGTATAATCAAGATAGCAAAGTAGTATATGATTATGAATTATATTTTGCAATTGGTAAAGTAGGGATAGAAGATGATTTACCAAAAAAATTAGATAAAGATACTTATATTATAGATAGATTGATACCTATTCCAATGATTGAGAGTATTTAGACCTTTAATAAACTTATCAGGATTAGAATAATATAATTTTTTATAAAAATTGAAAATTATAAAATATTATAAAATGTCATAATAAACCTAATAAAAGTACATAATAATATTTTTCTGATACATAACTTTACAACTCATGAATTCTTGTATAGATTGTATAAATTGTTTTGGGGTTAAACTGACAGAGAATTGTAAGTATTGCGGCGCTAAACCGCGTCATGTATCAAAAGAAGAGTTTGATGAAATGCTTACCAGTGCATGGAGTGACCTACATCTAGATTCCCAGCTATACGAAGCCTTTGAAGAAGAGTCTGAATCTGCTGAAGAAGACTCCGAATCTGCTGAAGAAGACTCCGAATCTGCTGAAGAAGACTCCACAGCTACTGAACAAGACTCCACAGCTGCCGAAGAAGACTCCACAGCTGCTGAACAAGACTCCGCAGCTGGAGCTGTCTCACCGCAACTCTGGCAAAACCGCACTAGAGATGCTGAACAAGACTTAATGGTTGTTAAAACAATGCCAGATCTAGATGGATCTGGCTTGCTTTCTCTGCGCGGGATTTTGGAGCTCATTTTGACAAATCCAAACATTCTAGATGCATCGCCAACTATGGTGTCAGACCTTGGAGCAACTATAAAATTTCACCTTCCAAGACATTACGAAAAAATCCCGCATCCAAGCAAAGCGAATGTGTTTGTCAGAGGCTACTCAGCTGCGGAAATTGTAGTCATTCATTCATGGCTGATATCAGCAGATGGTCAAGACTTTCTGCAAAATTACGTATAGCAGTCTTCATATTTTTTTATAATCATGGTTGAGATCACCAAATGGTCAAGCCTTTCTACACTATATTTTTTTATAATGATTTTATTTCTAATTTTATTTTATGTGGTTTGGGTGGAAGATTTACCAAATGTGAATCATCTGAAGTTTTTTGACTTTTAAATTGAAACACTAATGCTCCAAGGCTTTTTAGTGGTGTTTCAAACAAAGTGCTTTTAAATGATTGATTTTTAGTATTTGAGAGGACAGCAAATGGTTCATCTTTGATAACAGTAGGCAAATACAAATAAATTGGTTTGGTATTAAACATATGTGGTTTTTCAGATGTATATTTTGTTTGTCCTGTATAAGAATTCTCATTAAAGCCAAAATATTTTCCAATTGAATTTTTGCTAAAATCTAATTCAAATTCTATATCTGATTCAAACACCACCACACTATGTTGGTCAGAATTCATCCGTATACCCGTATTAGATAATTCATCACAAACACCTTCTACAATCTCATCCATTGTATATTTTCCATCATCAAAGCTAAATGGAATAGTTTGACCATTAACTGATATGGTAAAACTATTACAAGTATCATCAATATAGGGGTCTGATTCTAATTCTATGTCTAATATTTTAATTTCTTTTACATTATTTATTTCTTTTCCAACTAATTCTTTGATATCAACCATATAATCATTATAGTTTTCAGGTTCATCAAATTTATCACTTGATATTTCCAAAATATTAGTTTTAGTATCTTTTGATACAGATATTCTCGACTTTCGAATAGGAGTATTATCCTCAATCTCAACATTTTTTTTTGTATTAATTCTAACTTTTTTTTTAGTTGGTTTTGTATCTATTTGTTCCAAATCAGAAGCCATATCTGATGCTGAATCTGAATCCGAATCTGAAATATTTTTTTTACTATTTTTTAATTCATATAATAATTTTAACATATCTGATATGTTTTTTGTTGGTTCTGTAGATTTTGTTGGTTCTGTAGATTTTGTTGGTTCTGTAGATTTTGTTGGTTCTGTAGATTTTGTTGGTTCTGTAGATTTTGTTGGTTCTGTAGATTTTGCTGGTAATATCTGATTCTGTTTTTCTATTAGATATTTTATTTCTTCTGAACTCATACTCATCAGTTTTGATGGATTAATACCTAACTCAGAAGCCATTGAATTTTTAAGATTTGTATTTATTTCTTGTATGTGGTTTAATGTATTTGATTGATTGTCAGAACCCAAATTTATTTGACTGGTTTGACTCAATTGATTGGATGAATTTGATTGAATAAATGATTGCATCATTTGCATCATTTGCATCATCATTTGATTTTGGTCAAAATTTTCAGGCATTTGTTGTCCTGTATATGATGATGGTTGTCCTGTATATGAAGGTATTTGTTGATTGTTTGGTAATAATAATTGATTAAAATTTTCTGTTTGAGATTGATTAAAATTTTGTCCAATTGGTGTCTGATCATAAAAATTATTCTGATTGTAATTTCCAATCGTACTTCCTCCCATCATCATTGGATCCATACCTGCATGAATCGCATCCATATTTATTTTATTTCCTTTAGGGTCATAGTCTTTTCTATTACCTCTTCCATCTAATGAAAAATCTATTTCCTGTGGTCTATTAGAACCAAACATATTAGCATTTGTAGTTACTGTTGGGTCAAATCCACTAGATTCATATTCATTTTTTCTCTCTAACATTCTTCTATTGAGTTCTCCTGCAATTTCTTTTTTGTCTCCAAATTGCATATAATCATTTATATTAACACCAGTCAGAAATTTTTTCCCCATCGAACCATCCGCAGCAATAAATTCACCCCCACCACCACCGCCAACCGATGCATACATTGAATCTCCAGCAGATTGTAATCCGGGCATTTCACGTCCTGTAGATTTAGTTGGCTTTTTTTTAACTATGCTAACTTCATTTGCTCTATCCATTGCATATTGACCAATTTTACCAGAATATTTTGCTTTATTTACTTTTTCATTATATATCTTCTCACATGCACTCAAACTTTTTACATTTAAATATTTTAATACTTGTTTGGTTGTTCCTTTATCTAAATTTTTTAAATTTTGTTTAAAAATATTATTCATTTGTGATTTTAATAGAGATGTGCATAGTTCAATTCCATCATCATCAATATCAAGCTTTCTACTTAAAATATTAGATAAATTTACCAAATTTTGTTTAGAAAAAAAATATTTTTTAATTTCCATTCTATATAAATATTATGAGTAAGATTATTGAATTATATTTGACGCATTGATACAAATAAGATAAAATTAGTCCAAACATTATAAAATATTTTGTTTTGTAATATCATAATGCGTAGAATACAAACATTACAAAATGCAGATAATGGCAATTTTACTTTTAACTCGTCCACTCCACATACTAATTATATGGCACATTCTGGTATGAATAATTTCCAACAAGCATTCGGACAAAACCAAACAGTTATTGATAAAACCAATTTTATCAATCAATCCAATACTATTCATAATAATTTGGGAGAAACAATCAATACAGAAAATATAAATGAATATTTTATCCGAATATCTTCGGCAGATAGAACCATACCCATCTATCCATCTCCATTTAAATTTTCTGTTATATTTGGTCAGTCAGGTGTAGGGTCAAATTATGATTTAAAAAGAGACCAACCACCACCAAACAATATAGATTCAATTCAAAGAGCTTATACTGGATACTATTTGGATCAGAGTATGGATTCAATTGGTAGAAATAATTTGATTAGGGTTGATGGTGGTGTGCCTCGTATATTTGATTATTATAATCAACCAATTAGCGGTATTCCTTATCCAATTCCATCACTAAGAGGTTCAATTCCGAGTCCAACTATTCCAAAAAGTTTTACTAATGTTAAATTTATATCCATCGATTCAGTCAGTATCCCACGCACATTAACCATATCTTTAGAAAATCAAACAGAAATTCCAGATAGTATTATGCCTGTTGGTTCATATCTTTCAGATAATAGAGGTGATATGACACATAACTTTGTTACACACAGATACAGATTTTTGCGATTAAGAATTAAAGAAATAAACCCACATTATCAGTTTTCTTCCAACCCTGAAATAGAATCAACAACATTTACTCTAATACCTGATAAATGTTTGGGAGCAGATAGTCATTTATGGATACCACTTGAAAGAAATGTTACATTCAAAACATCTTCTTTAACCAATATAACAAAGCTTACTTTTGAACTATTGGATCCTGATGGAAATGAACTAAAACTATATAATAAAAATGGTTATGATATAGATAATCTATCAAATAATGTGGTTAGTTTTGATTTTTTTAATAATCTAGTTATATTAAATCAACAGATTGTTGGTTGTCAGAATTTTATAAGAGGATTATCTTATACTAATAAAGTAATGCAAGTAGAATATAACATGATATTGGGAGTGGTTGAAACTAATCTGAATACTCTAACAGGATTTAACAAATTTTAGACATATGATAAAAATATATCTAAACAAATAATATAAATGAGTGAAAAAATATATATTTGTGGATTAATCATAATAACTGTTTGTGTTGTTGTATATTATATGTTTGAAATTTCTGATTATCAGGATGAAATGAGAAAAATAAATGATTTAGAATACAGAGAAAGAGTTGAACAAAAAGAATTAGATATTATTAGAAGTCAAACAACTCCTTGTCATATAGGCACATTTCAAACCCCACGAAATTGTTATGTTGATTCTGGTCGTATGTGTTCATGGAATGAGAGAGCCAAAAGATGTGATGCAAAATAGATGCAAAATAGATGCAAAATAAATATTTAGAATTTGGTATTTCTAAAATAAATTTTTCTACATTTATTAACTTCTTTATCAGACATTTTTTCTCTCTCAATTTTTTTAAAATCACCACCACCCAATAATCTTATAATAAAATTAAGTGAATATACACCACATTCAGAATTCTCTTTCTGATGTTGTTCTTTATTATAATCAATCACAACATTTTTAATTTTCATATGATTAGAACAAAATGCTTCTAATCGTCTCATATATTTACGAATTTGTGGAGCTGGTGGTAGTCCATATGAATCAAAAAAATATATTTTACCTGAGCCAATATCTGCATACGAGGCTACCCAATGAGACCCACTTTCATTATGTTTATCAAGATTAAATATAACACCTAATTTTGTCACACCATCTGATATAAGCTTAGCAAAATCTAAATTTTTAATTCCAAATCTTTCAAAATCATCAAAATCAATAGGTACTGCTCCTAAAAATTTAAAATCTTTATATTTGGCTTCATATTGTTCCATTACATCTTCTATATGAAGTGTATTCAACCATTCAAATCTTCCTTGTGGTCCCTCAGCTCTCCAGGTATATTTTTCAAGTTCAACTTTATAAGCATTTTTTATTTTTTTAACAAAATGTTGCGATGTCCAACATTTTTGATTAGTGCATTTTGAACCAATTCTTTTATTTAACTGTTTTACTAAATATTTTTTATATTTTTTTGGATTAAGTATTTCAACTTTGGAATCCAAACTAATTGTATCTGAAGAATTTTCTCCCACCTCCTCATTATACGCATTAGCCATTTCTACTAATATTTGTAATCTAATGCAAGAACCTGCTTCATAATTTAATGTAGGAGCACATCGTTTATCTTCTTCTGGATTATAATCCATATTTGAAGAACTCATAGAATTAATTATATCATCCAATGACATTATATAATATTTAGAGGAAAAAAATATAATACTCACATATAAAAAATTAATAAAATTTTGCTACCAATATACTGATTAGCAAAACAAATAATGCTATAATATAATACCTGTATCCAAAATATATTTTATTAATATCTGTAGTATTCTGGGTGGGATTTAATTTATTGTAATATATGAGAATTTTAGAATCTATACAATAACTTGAAGGTAATTTATATGTATTACCAAAAAACATTTTTTTACCTATTTGGAATTGATAATCTATCCGAGCATTATATTTAATATTATGCTTCCACCTATTTATACCACCAATCATTCCATTTGGATCAGATGAATCTAATAATTGTAAATGCTTATTATAAATATATGCATATGTTTTTTTGAAATTAGTTTTTTTATCATTTACTCCATATTCTAATAATTTAATTACACCATATAATAATATACCGATAATGATAAGTTTTGAATATCTTAACATATATTGAGTGATTAAAAAAATTGATATTTTTAATTGATATATATAATGATTATTATTAAATCATTATATGCATGGAATCTGATTTACAAAATATCGATGAATATGTGGTTGAAAAAATAATAATAGATAATGATACTTATTATATTGACAAACATAATAATGTTCTTAACAATAAATTTATGTTTGTTGGTATTTGTGTTAGAGATTTAGATATCATTGTATGCTGGTGGAAAAAAAAACCTATTGATTACAATACAACTTTAGATAAAATAAATAAAATGTTTGAAGATATATTTTAACTCTCATCAATAATTTTTTGTATTAGAAGTTTTTTAGTTTTAATTTTTTCCGTCTCTTTTTTTATATCCTCAATTGATGCCAATCTACTTGATTTCTTAGAACAACATATTGTATCAACATACTCCATAACTTTTTGATTATCTTTATCAGTTAATTTTCCAAATTTTTTGGTAGAACATAATGCTTCAATATAATCACAAATCACATCTCCTAATTCTTTTTCTTTCCTCAAGTATAATACATATGACCAAACTTTTTCTAATTTGGGTAATATTGAGGCAAACCATTCTCTATCTCTATCAATTGTCACACAATGAGTAGCAGATGCTCTCCAATATATAACTTTATCAAAATAATATCCAATAGGAGCTGTATTACGAATATTTGATATAGATTCAGCAATCCATACATCGCATTCTGATGGTGTCATTTGAATTCTAGGTGGATATTTGTATTTAGATGATTCCCAAACAATTTTATTATATTTTTCTGTATTAGTTACAAATATATCTTTTCCATTAATATCCTTCTGTATATCCAAATAGTCTGTTGATTTTAATGGTAAGAATTGAATCAAGCATCCCTTTTCCATACCAGTTTGTTTTGACCTAAATGGTTCGGATTCCATAGTGTCTGCAATAAATTCATCTCTTGACCCATATTCTTCCAATCGGCATTGCCAAAAATCACATTTCTCTAAATTACAACATTCTAATTGTTGCTGAACCTGATCCCAATAATAAATAGGACAAATATGTCCTTTTATTTCCCCAGTAGTATATATTTCTCTACTGGTTACACATTTTATTTCAAGCATTCTACCAACAAATTTAGTTAGATGTACACCATCAGCCTTATAGGGACTAACAATACCATCTGGTGAAGCAGCAACTGTTGGATTGGTTGGATGTGCAAGTAATCCAAATTCTTCAACCATCACATTCATTCGATAGCCATATATCATAGTTGCAATATGTTCAAATTTTGTTCCATGATGACAATTAAAATTCCCTTCAAATGGAGGATTTTTAACTTTTTTATATATGAATTTACAAGGTTGTTCATACTTGTTATCACCAATCACACATCCAGAATCAGAAGCAGTAACTCTTCCTTCTCTCATTGCAAACCATTCAGGTGATTTTTGTTCAACTTGTGGAATTTGTAATAATTTTTCAAGAATCTGATGTTGTTTGATATCATCTGGACTCAATATATCATCTGTTTGAATATCATTAATCCATTGAGTGGAAAAAGGAGGCAATGCATTTTCTCTAATTGGTAGATAATTAGTAGTTTGAATCAATATAGGTTCTGATTGTTTGATAGACTGTGAGTCAAATAATAATTTTTTGGGTTTTGTAGAATCTATGATTGGTTCCAAATCATCTATGTTTGATTTTTTCAAATTAAAAAATGATTTTTTGGGTTTTACGGAATCTATGATTGGTTCCAAATCATCTATGTTTGATTTTTTCAAATT